CAGTGATGTCATCATAACCAGACAACGGATTATAAGATACAAGAGCACGACCATAGTGAAAGCTTGTGCCACTGATGACCATTTTGACATGCAATTTGCTCCTGTAGAGTTCGAAATTGGCGATCTTCTCCCTAACACGAGGGTCATTGAGAAAGAGAGCCCAGGGATTGAGTCTCTCGAAGAGAGGCTGTCCAACTGTCCAGCGGTACTCTCCAATTCTAGTTGGCCTGCCGAGAAACGACCCGAGCGAGGCATCTGAAGTGCTACTCAAATTCATGGTAGCGTCCATTCCGGAACCGATTGAGGTGGTCCATCCAGGGTCCTGTTCTTGGAAATTGGTGATCTCAGCCGTCATATTGGCTACACCTTCTTCCTGAATGGTTCCTAAAGCTCCAGATTGGGGTACATATAATGTTTTATGAATATTGTAAAAATTAGTAATGCGATTTGTTGATAAGGGTCAGATACATGCATCATTGCACCTGCCTATTTGCACTTTTGTTTGTGGGGCTATTAACCACTGTCACTAAATAGTAACTCGCATGTTCGCGTCATTCTTGTCCCATAAAAGCAGTCTGCCTGCATGGTATGTGCTAGACCATACATAACATCTGTAATCAGTCATGAGTTCGGTTTTGGTTTCATTGTTGTAACGACGACACTACCGCAGCGCCTCCGGATCTTTTAACGACATATCAGGTCGGACGAAAAATCTACAGGGCGATCTTGATGTTATCGAGGAAATCAGCTATCTTAGCTGGAAAACGAGGTTCCCCGAAACATTCAACAAGTTCAAAACCGTATTCTGTATATGTCACACCATAAATAGTCATATCTGGGCGACAAACCTCCATGACCTTAGCATACTTGATTGCCTGGTCCTTAACCTTGCGAGCGAAGCCATTGCCTCTGCCAACAACACGTTTACATTCAACAATGAGGAAAACTCCCTCATACATATATAGAAGATCTCCGCAACCGACACTGGACGCGATTACGTCGTATTCTTCCTTAAAAGGTTTACCGAGCACTTCCTTTACTCGGTTACATAAAATAGTTTCGTCACTAACAGCTGAGGTGGAATGGCTGCTTAGCGACTCAACAAAATCAATAGCGGACGGGACTGAAAAATCCTCTTGCTCAAATTCTTGGATTGCTCTTTTGGTTATAGCAAGTTTTGATTCCTTAAATTCATCAGGCACTGTATTACATTTCATGCCTTTGTACATAGTCTGGAGTTGCTTTAAGCTTTTTCCAGTAAGATGCTTGAGCGCCCACTCTTCAGGATTGTATGACTTCCTTCCCATTTGTGGAACATATTTGTGTTTCCACTGTTCAACTCTGTCATCAAAATCCTCATCCAAAGTACGGCAAAACAAATGAGCTCTATCAGCTACAACTTTCATCTGTTCCCGTCTTTTCTCGAAGACTTCACGTCCGTGGAAAAACCACTCGCGTAAAGCTCCATCAACGTTTTGGCCACATACCTCAATAGGTGTGACTTCCTTCGACTCTAAAATAGAGTGCAACGACTTAAAAATAGAAGATTCGTCGAGCACTCCAACAAAAACACCCAAATCC